CAGGCCGTCCTTGAACTCGAACGTGTTCGTGGTGTTCCCGTAGGACATGAAATTTCTGAATGTGAGCTTCTTGAATTTGATTTGGGACATATTTAACCTATATAAAAAGTGCGCAGCACATTGCTACGCACTAAAATATAGCAAATTTCCCGGAGGATGCTATTTCTTGCTCTTCTTCGGTGCCGGCGCGGCCGGGGCTTCGACGACAGGGGCAGGCGTCTCGGGAACCACCGGGTCGATGACTACCGTCACCGGTGCCTTTTCCTCGTGGGTTTCCTCGATTGCCGCGATGGCTTCCGCACTCGGCATATCGTCGTCCGCACCGAGCGCGTCAAGGGCCTTGTCGAGGGCTCCCTGCTCGCCGCTGGAAAGGATGTCCATGGGGAGGTCGTCTTCGGCGGCCTTCTTCTGGACCTGCTTGCCGGCCTTCTTCGCGGCACGGTTCTCGCGGGACTTCTTCTGCGCGGCAGCACGCTTCGCGTTGACTTCTGCAAACCGGGCGTCGTTCTGCTCGATTTCCTTTGCGGACATGGCCTTTTCCTCGGCTTCCTCAAAGGCACCGACTGCCTTGGCGATGACATCGTCCGTGATGACGCCGGTCCTGATGTCAAGGACCTTCAACGCAGCGGCCATGCGGTCGAGGGTCACTTCGGCGATGCCCGTAATCTTGGAGATTTCCTTGACAGAGCGCCCGTCGTCAATCAGTTCCTGCACCTGGCGATACACCGGGGAGCTGTCGACGATGGTCTGGCGTTCCCTGTCGAAGGCGGAGAGGAGGATGTCCTGGTTGAACTCGATGCCGCGGGCGTTCAGGTATTCGACCACGTCCTCGTAGTAGTTGCCTTCGAGGATGAGCTGGTCGAGCTTTGCGCGGGTGATCGGGAGACCCGGCAGGTTCACGTCGAACAGCGTGTCGGTGCGGGCGGGGCCGTTCTTCACAGCGTCGGCTGCCTCGTCGAAGTCAGCCGGCTTCGTGAAGAGCGTTTCGGACTCTTCCACCACCGGTGCGCCGAGAAGGAACTTGCGGAGGTTCTGCATGGAGAGGTCGAGCTGGGTATAGCCGACCGGGCGTTCCTCACCAACCGCATAGTTCATTTCCTTGTCGGAAAGCACCGCGTATTTGTAAATACGCATCGCGTAGTTGAGGGAGTTGAAACCGTTTGCGTTGACCGCGTCGAGCGCCTGCTTCGTGAGACGGGCTCCGTTGCCGTCAACCCATTCAGCGCAAGTAGGCTGGATAGGACCGGCAAGGGGCTGCATGCCCATGCGATCATAAAGGAAGAAGGTTTCGCCACCGAACAGTGTCTTGCCGCTCGGGGCGACCTTGCCCTGCGGGTTCGGACGCGTGTGGGTAAAGCAGTCGATGACGGATCCTACGCGGTTCGGCATCGGATTCTTGGCGCCCATATAGACGAAATAGCCGGTGATTGCCCTGCTACGGGTTCTCATACCGGCTATCTGGATATAGTCCTTGAGCGAACGCACCTGGTGGAAGTCAATCCACACGTATTCGTTGTCCATGAGGCAGATGCACCATTCCGGGCTCTTGCGCTTGGAAAGGTGGTCGGCCACAATGTCACGGCGCTTGGTCCAACCGCCCTCTATGCGAGGCATGAGGCGCACCTTGTCGCCATAACGTTCGCAAATGCCATCAATCCAGGGACGGTTCCCCGAATCATAGACATAGACACAGTCAAAACCGAGGGCCAGGTGGAAATCCAGCCACTCGGTAAGTTCTAACGGGCGTTCACCCGATACGTGGAGAAGACAGTTAAGGTACATATCGTCAACCTTTCTTTTCCACGAAAACTAGGTTTTGGCTAGAAGGACACACCCGGGCCCGAGAACATGTCGATGTTGTCGAAGTCCACGAGCTCCTGTTCGCTGACCTTGTCGCCCAGGGTCGGCGCCTCCTTGCGGTAGACATCGGCCTTGAAGATGGACGGATCGCGGTCAACGTCGGCCTTGTTGTTCAGCAAGTAGAACCCGAAGGAACGCAACTGCTTCACCGTGCTCGCCCTGGCGGAGGAAATCCCGGTCATCTCGATGGGACGCTCGTCGGGGACTTCCGGTTCCGGGGCAGAAATCGCCTCGGTGATGTTGTCCTTGACATCCTGTGGGACCATGCTGAGGTCAATCAGGGTCCTGTTGCGCATATACTGGTCCGCCCAGCCGTTCTCCTTGGCCACGTCGTAAACCGCGGCGCAGTTTTCGAGCAGCTTGATTGCGGTCGGCTCGCCCAGCTGGTTCGCCTTGCCGGGCTTGAACTTGCCGGTCTTCTCGTCAACGAACGCCATGCCGGAAATGTTATCGGACGTATCGCCCGAGAGCACCTTCGCGTCGAGGTATGCCTTCGGGTACTTGCATACGGTAAACGTTTCCGACACATGGTTGAAGATTTTGAGGTTCGGGAGGTCAATCTGGCTCAAGTCGGAATCGCGGGTGATGATGATTACGTCATCGCAATGCGGCGCATACTTCATGGCGGAGGCATAGACAATGTCGTCACCTTCCGCGCAATCCACGCCGATTGCCCGCGCACGGAACACCGGGGCGATTTCCTTCGCGAACTCGTCCTTGTAAGACATCCAGTAGGACTTCTCCACGAAGAACGGCCAGTCCTTGCTCTTGCGCTGTCCCTTGTATGCCGGGAGAATGGGCTTGCCGGAATCCGTGGTGATGCCCCACAGCATCTCCTGCTTCTCCTTCGGGAGCTTGCCGAGCTTGCGGTGCGCGGTAATCTTCGTCGGATCCTGCAAGAACTCGCGGTCCTTCGCCTTGATGGGTGTCACCTCGAAATTCTGGCCACCGTCCTCGTCCGTGGACAGGAGCCTTACCGCGTATGCGTAGTTGTCCGCGCACACGTAATAGTATTTCTTGTCCACATAGACGTCGGCATGCTCGGCGTAATAGTCCTTGACGAACTGCTTGCGCCACGCATGCTTGCCTTCGAGGGCGAAGATGAGCTGACGCGGGTTGAACAGCGCGATATAGTCAAGGACGCGCTGGAACATCATGTTACGCCACCTGAGAAGTTCGTCGTCCGCACCCATAAGTCCGAGGGTCTTCTTGGCAGCGGGTGTCTTCATCGAGAACATCAGGTGGTACGACAGGGAAGCCCAGTCGATAATGACCAGGCGGTTCCCCACATACGGGTACGACGTCACCCTCGGCTCTGTCAAATACCCGGGCTGCATTACTTGATCCCCGTGCTGCCGAAACCACCGCGGTCAGTGCCTTCGAGACGGCATTCTTCAAAGACGAGCTTCGGCTGGTTTTCCATGATACGGAACTGGGCGATGCGGGCACCCTTTTCGATGGTCACGTCGCGGGTTGCGTAGGCCGGGAAAATCCACCAGTCGTTCGGGCCGCAGTAGCTGCAGTCGATGAGACCCATGGAGTTAGCCTGGAGCACGCCGTAGTTCTTGAAAGTGGAGCTGCGCGGGATGACATGGGCTTCGAACCCTTCCGGGAGCTTCATTGCGACACCGAGCGGAATCTTCGCGAGTTCGCCGGCCTTAATCGTAACGGTTTCTGCCGCGGCGAGGTCAATCCAATCGGACTTCCCATCGACATATTCGAGACGCTTGATGCTGTCATTGAGATACTGAATTTTAATCTGCTTAGTCATCTTAGACTACTCCTTGTTGTTGGAATGGATTTAGGAAAAATTTCTTCTTGTACACGCTGCCGGATGCCTGCTGCTTGCCCTTCGCCGCTTCCTTCTTCGCCTTGGCAGCCTTCGCTGCCTCGATGGCCTTCAAGATGCGCTCCATGACATCCTCCTCGGTGATGTTCACGCAGTAAACGCCTTCGAGGTCGATACGGTTCACCGGGATCTTGTCGGCATCGTAGTAGGACTTGCGGAACTTGGCGAACTGACGCAGAAGTCCGTTCATCTGGAGCTGCGCAGGTTTCCCGCGCCACGGACGGCCCATGTAGGATGCGTCGTCAATCAGGTCGAACACCCTCGCAAGCGGCTTGGCCGGATGCTTGCGGACAATACGGCCGATGGACTGCACCACCATGTAGGGGCTCTTTGCAGGATCCGCCATGATGAGGTTATGAAGCAGCTTGATGTTCACGCCCTGCTGCATGCAGCCGTAGGTCGCGATGATGATGTTTCCCGTGCTCGCCTCGATGGACTTGCGAATTTCCTCGCGTTCGTCTGTCGGGACGTCGCCCTTGATTACGTAATACTTGAACTCCGGGTGGCGCTCCTTCAGGAAGCTCATCACCATTTCCAGATTGTCGATGTAGCGGAACAGGATAACCGTGTTTTCCGCAGTCGTAATCTTCCCGGCACGGATAAGCATGTCGATGATGTCCTTGCGGGAGCTGTTCTCCGTGGCCATGTCGAACTCGGTATCGTAGTGCATGCTCTTAATCTTCGGGCGGAGCTTGGGCGGGTATGGGATGAACACCGCCTCCACCTGCACCGGGGTAAGGATGCCCTTCTCCACCAGTTCATGGAGATGGACAATCTCCTCCTTGCGCCCGAGACCGCTCTCGATATAACCGGCATCAAGGCCGTCGTCCGGGAGGGTTCCCGACACGCCAACCTTGAAGTTGTTGGCGTTCTCGCACAGGGACAGGATTTCGCGCAGCTTCTGACCTCGGGTGGAGTGGGCCTCGTCCACAATCACGGCATCGAACACCTCGAAAAAGGACGCTCGCTTGTTCTGCAACGTCTGCCAGGTTGAAATTGTAATCGGTTTCAACTTGGCCTCTTCGCCGAGGTTGAGCGCTTCCAGGCGTGCCTTCTCGGACTTCGTCAACTTGTCCGTCGACGTCGAGTGCAGCAACGTGCAATACAGGCCGGCATGGTCCCATCCGTAGTCATCATGGAAGTCGCTAAAAAGCTGTTCCACGAGGTTAGTGGACGGGACGATTATGAGAACACGGCGACGGTGCTCGCGTTCGAGCAGATACCGGGCAATAATCATCATAGAAAGCGACTTTCCCGCGCTGGTGCATGCCAGCAAGGAAATGCGCCTTCCGTTAATAGCACGGGTCGCAAGCCTAATCTGGTGGTCATACGGGACGAGCGGCTTGCCGGTCTTCGCGTTGTGGATATTCAGGGTACTCGCATAGGAACGGATGGCTTGCTCCGTCACCGGCCCATGCGGCGGTCTGAACATGTCGTCGATTTCCTTGGCGAGGCCAATCTTCACGCCGACACCGAACTCGGTGCGCAGCAGCTTTGCCACACGCGGGATAAGGCCGACAGGAAGCATGCGCGTCTTGCGGTCGAAAAATTCGACCACACACTCGTGCTTGCTCATACCGAGCGACTTCGCCATGAAGCCCTTGCCCTCGTCATAGAACTGCATCGAGGTATAGACGTAGTTGTTGACCCTGTTCAGGTCCTGAACGGAACTGCCGTAATAATCGACGCGGCAGTTGAACGCGTCTGCTGGAACAAACATGACTGTCACCCTGGACGTCAGGCTCATTCAAGGACCCCCATATCGGAGCAGAGTTCACGGATCGTCTTTTCGACCGTCTCGTCGTTTCCAGCGTCGAACACGGACTTGCGCACGAGATAGAACATCTTGCCGGCATCTGTATTCAATCCGACGAGGACCGCCTTGTAGCGGTGGCCGACAGCCAGCTTGTTGTCGGTGTCGTTGTAGATGTTCAGCGGCATGGCCGTCTTGGCCTGCTTCGCATAGAGCACCAGGAGGTCGGCCACACATCGGTTCACACAGGATTTTCCGGCCTCCTGGATTAAAGTTGTCAGAACTTCAGGCGGAAGCGTCTCGCCTTCGCCACCGGCGAGCTCGGCCTCAATAGTGATTTCATACTGCGGCTTGCCGTCGGCAATATACGGACGCGGAGTTACCGACACCACGGCATCGGGCTTCGAGATACCCTTCCTGGCATTGCGGACTCCATACACCTCGATGAAATGGGAAGACCTGTTCATGCGGCCTCCTAGCGAACCATGTCAATATTTGCAATCGTAGCAGCTTCGGACTCGACCGTTCCGATATACACCATAATCGGCTGTCCGCCGGCACCCGGGATTGACGCATAGGAACATAGTGCCATCTGGCCACCGTTCGCGCCCGGGGCGTAGCGAAGTTCTACCGTATAGTCCATGCCCATCGAGTCCATAATCTTGAACATCTCGATCGGGAACATGCGGAGAACCGAGTTGGCGTAGGCCTGCTTGATGATTTCTGTATCGACTGTAATGTTCGGGTACGTGTAGTCGAGGTCAACCTGCTGGCCGACCGTGCCGCGGAGGGTCACTGTAATCTTGTTCTCGTAGCAGGTAATGGTCACGTTGTCGCAACCCGGAGCCAGCTTGCGGCTCCTGAACAAATCCTTGATTGCGTCCTGCGTAAGGCTCAACTTGCCGGCGAGCGCGAGCGGGTTTTCTTCCGGCATCGCCGGGATGTCCTTGCTGTCTTCGGTAAAGAAAGCCAGGTCCACCATGCGGCAGCGAAGCGTCTTCTTGTTGCCGATGAACTTCACGAAGTCGTATGCGTGGCCGGACATGGAAATTTCGCGCACTAGGCTGATTTCGCCACCCTTCGGGTAGCCGATTGCGGTGACATAGTCATTGAACTCGCGCAGCGAGGAAAGGCCAATCATCTCGCCTTCATAGTTGAAGTCATCGGGCGATGCCGCGATGTGGAAAAGCAGGCCGTTCTTTGAATAGGACAAACGGGAAAACCCGTCTTCCTTGAACAGAAGGACCGGTGTCTGCGGCAAGGCCTTGACAACCTTCTGCAAGACCGCATAAAATTGTTCCGAAAATGTCAATGATGCCATGGTTCGTCTCGTTTCAATTTTTATGAAATATAGCAAAAAATACAGTTAAGGTCATCACTTGTGCCGATAAAACTTGATTAGGAGGTCCTCGATGCGGTTCCATTCCAGTGTTCCGGGCTTTATCGGCTGGTCGGCGCACATGGAGCAGTCAACCGGGATCTGCACCAGCTTCAAGCCCATTCGGCTGAGGACCATCGAAACGACCGCGGCCATCATACGCTGGCCGACATCGCCCTCAACCAGCGGCGAGAACTGGCGCAAGTCGCCGAGGACATCGCCATAGATGCCGCGGACGGCGATGAACGGGCCGTCGAGGACAACAACCTGATGCGAGCCGTTCACCGAACGCTTGCCCATTACCCACTCGCTAGACTTCAAGTCCGTCGGGAACGTCGTGTAGATGCCGTAGGAGGGGCCGTCAACCCACGACCCGTTATGCAGGAAATTCTCGTAGCCGAAGGCGCCGACGGCAGCGACATCCGGCGGGACGGCATCCAGCTTCTCCGGGAACCCCATGTCGTTGATGACGGTGTTCCCGCCGACAAGCACATACCACGCAGGGGGGACCGCCGGCTTGAACGAAATCACCTTGTCATAGGCATTGGAAACCAGGCTAAACGAGTTGGACTGCTCCTTGTCCGACTTTACCGGCAGATACAGCTCGGGCGACCTGACCACATAGGCGTCCTTCTCGGGCATGCGGTCGGTAAACATGCCCGACGAGTAGCCAAGCGTGTGAACGACATAGACATTCAGCGGGACCTTCGACGTCTGCAACAGCATCTTCGGCGTCACGCGCTCGCGTTTCGGGGTGATGCCCAGTATCTGGCGCAGTTCGTTCTGCTCCTTCTCCGCGGCATGCGCCTTCTTGCGTTCTTCCCTGTACTTGGCGTCGCGTTCCAATGCGTTCCTTTGCAGGGATGCCTTGATGCCGAGTTCAATCGAGTTCTTCCTGATCGGGAGAGGCGCCTCCGGTGCATGCTCCTTCGCGTCTTTCGCCTTGCGCTTCATCGTCCTTCGCATGCCGGCCGCAATCTTCGTCCTGATGCTCTCTTCCTTGGACTGGGTAAGCTGCCTGACCCCGTGCGGGTGCCGGTGGACACCCTCGCGGGCATCGTCGATTTCCGGGATGGTGTGCATCTCGGGGGAGGCCTTCACGATAGCTTCCACGGCAGGCTTGTGATACCCGTAGATGAAAGGATACTGGTCCGGCTTTCCTACATAGTTCTTACGAAATTCTGCCTGCGTCATCACATACCGGCGGGTCGTGTAGACGTCGCACTTGCCGACGATGAACTCGTTCACCCACCCGACGGTGCGGTTGAACTTCGCGCATATCTGGGCAGGCGTGTAATAGCAGGAATGTTCCCCGTATGCCTTCATGCACCATTCGCGCATATACCACCGGTCCATGCTCTCCCTGGTGTAGTAGCCCGGACGGCCGGGGACGCCTTCGAGGTGTTTCGTAATCTTCTTGAACTGCCACACGCTCCGGCGCATGTACATCGCCGCGAGCTTTACCGGAAGCGCATCGGGAAGCGGGTTCCTGCGGAAAGTCTTGCGGCAGTTGTCCAGCCACGACGCAAGGTCCGACTTGGTTATCTTGCGGCGGGCGCCCTTGACACCCTGGACGCGATGGACCGGCATCACCCCGCGGGTAAGCGCGGTAGTGAACGCGGCAGTGTCCTTGTAGCCGCAGAAAATCGCGGCCTCGCCGGACCCCAGGGGCTGGCTTCCTATCCACCGGAGACTGTCCGGGAGGAAGTAACTGCGGAGGAACTTGTCATATTCGCCCATGTACACATACAGGTATCGCTCGCCAGGCCTGCGGTGGGGCGTGATGCGCCCGAGCTTGATCTGCTTGTAGAAGTTCTTCACGTCCACCCCGGTATCGGCAACGAGCGTGTCCACGTTCACCTCGGCCATCGGGTGGTCCGGGACCTTCACGGTGAACCCTCGCCGATACATCTCGGCCACGACCTGCTTCCACAGGTATGCCTTCGTCCGGTTCTGGCAGACGATATAGTCCACGCTGGCAAGCAGCCCGAGCTCGGCCAGAAATTCCTGGCTTATGCCGAACACCTTCGCAATGCGACGGGCGGTGAGATACTCGTCGTCACCAACGCGGGAGACGTTCTCGAAATTGGTGAACGAACCATACTGCACCTCGAACTTCACGAGGCGCTTGCGGACTCCCAACTTCATGTTTGCGATAGTAGTCTTTGCCGGCATAGTGGACTAGATAAAGGAAATTGAATGTTTGCTGTTCTGGATATGCGCGTTGTTCTTCATGGCGTTCCGCCGCGCTTCCATCTTCGCCTTGAACATATCCTTCTGGATATTGCCAAAGCGCATCGTCATGACGATGTCCGCCATATCCTTTTCGCGGATGCGCCTTTCGAGGAACGCCGCGTCCACATAACCGGAACTGTCCAAGGGCATCTCCCCGGCAAGGACAGCGGCGTTGATGTCCTTCGAGGCTATCCCTTCCCAGTCGAACCACCTGAACTGCTTGGAAATAGCGGAAACGGAAGCCTGGCGTCCGGCGACATCGTTATACGGGTTATCCCATATAACTACCGCGTTGTTGATATACTTCCTGATTTTCGGGTTATCCGCCATCGTCTCGGCAAGATGGGAAATGCCACCAATGGCGATTGAATTGCGGATGAACGTCGAGTCCAACAATCCTTCGAGGATGTAGAAGCGCTTGGTAAAATCGACAAAGTCGATGTTGTATGCCTCGCGCCGAACTCCCTTGAAGTTCAGGTAACGCTGTTCGCTTTTCGGATCCATGTCTCGGGCATCGAACTGTCCCCACAACCCACCGAACTTGTAATATGGCATGATGATGCGGTGATGATATTCGTTGCCGATTGGTCGCGTCGTTCCCGGATAATACTGGATGGAACCGTCCGGGTTGCGATGATAAAACTGTTCGCCCGTCCGGCAGGCAAACCATGTCTCATACACGTCCGGGCGGATCCTTCGCCCGGCACAGATGTCCCTGGCCTCCTTTGCCAGCGGGTCGGACGAGTCGGAAAGCGACACGAGCTCTCCGGGCATGAACGGCAGAGTCGGGACCACGCGCTGCACCAACGGTTTCTCGGCAGGCTTGTTGCCGTCCGTCCGTTTGTCGTCATCGGTTATGGCATAGGTGATAAGCTCATGGTATTCGTCCGGGTAATTTTCCTGCAGAAATTTCAACAGGGACCCGTCGAAACACCCCTTGAAGCACGTCGTCTTCCAGGTGTCCTTGTAAATCCATAACTTTCGCTTGTGCGCCTGCTTCATGTCCCCACAGAATGGACATACACATTCGTAGTGGTTCATCTTGTCCTGCAAATTCAGGTGGCCGAACAACTTGCGAAGGACCCCGTCATAGGCGGAAAGCGGTATGTTATCAAAACGTAAACCCATGTTGCATGAAATATAGCAAAAAACCAAGAACCGCCCCCGTGTATAGCACAGGGGCGGCTCCGCTCAAATCAGACCGTATTAGAACGGGAGGTCGATGTCTTCATCGGCACCGCCCGGCAACTCGTTCATGAGCGGCTGGGTCTGGGCCTGGGAATAACCGGGCTGAGCCTGCGGCTTCATCGTGGGCGCGAAGTTACCCTGCTGCTGTTGCTGCTGGGCCGGGGCCGGAGTCTGGGCAGCAAAGCCCGGATTGCCGGCAGCCTGGAACTGCGGATTGCCATACTGCGGCTGACCGCCGAACGAAAGCATGTCGTTCACCGGTTCGGACGGGTTGGCTGCGGGAGCAGTGTAGGCCGGCTGTGCCTGCTGCTGGACCGGAGCGGCATAATTCTGCTGCACACCGCCACCGACCGCGAGCGGATCGGCTGCCTGTGCACCGAAGTTCTGCTGACCACCGCCGAGAGCAAGCGGATCGTTTGCCGGGGCAGCATAGCCCGTCTGGACCTGAGCCTGACCGCCACCGATGGCGAGCGGGTCATTTGCCGGAGCGGCTGCGTTACCGAAGTATTCGGCACCGCTGACCTGGTTCATCGGAGCACCCTGGTTGTATCCAGTCTGCTGTTGCTGCTGTGCGCCAGGCATGGTGAACGGGGCCTGGGTATTCGGGATGATGCCGTTTGCGGCACCGCCGTTCTGGGCCTGGTAGCCACCATGCTGACCCTGCTGACCCTGGAAACCAGCAGCTGCCGGGTTCTGGGCTTCATTGACGAGGCGCCAGAAGTCTGCCCATTCAGCTTCTGCCTTGGCTTCGTCCGGCATATCCTTGTAAAGTTCGTTCAAGTCCGGGCATGCCTGGAGAATGGCGAGCATTTCCTGGTCAGTGTTGGCGAGCGGAGTGCTCTTCTCTGCCCACGAGCAGGTATTGTAAGTGACGCGATTGGTTTCGCTGTCCCAGGACGGGGTAACGAAGAAGTCACGGCCATGACGCGGGTCATACGGAATGAAGAATTCCTGCTTATTTGCTTCGGCCTGCTTTGCCTTCTGCATAGCAAATTCGTCATTCGGATCGACCTGGGCGGCAGCCTGGGCCGGAGCGTTCGGGTTCACACGGCAAGGTGCATCGAGCATCTGCTCGACCTTGGGGGTGTGCTTCCACCACTTAATCTGGTTGTTAAATTCGGTATGCTGTGCATCGTTACGAACGAGCACGTTGGTGTACCAGTATTCGTCTGCCCAGAGGTTCTTGCAATAGGTCTTTGCAACTTCCTTGGCAGCCTTTTCATTGGCACCCTGTTGTTGCTGCTGTTTCTTGATGCTGTTGAAGATCTTGCCGATTGCCTTGCAAATCGGGCAAGTCTGTCCCGGGAGGGATTCACGGCAAAGGACAACCTTGAGGGTCTTGCCGTCTGCCGGGTTCTTCAAGAAGTGGGTCTTGAGACACACGGACGGATAGAGATTCTTTTTGAGACCTTCGAGACCGCGGGGGAGAAGACGCACACGCGCCTTGTATTCCATGCCAGGTCCGGTAATGCCGGTCGGCTTCCACACGTTGGGGTTTTCTTTTCTTTCCCCGGAACCGAGGTTTTCGGGAGCTGCAGCGGGAGCGCCGCAAGCGAGGACGTCCATCTGCTGGACGCTGGGATCGTTGTACTGTTGAGTCATTGTTTTCACCTCTTTGGTCAAATCGACCACGTTGTTTGGAACTTAGGTATTACAAGTTTATAATATAAAAGTCCCTGTTCCCGTGAAATATAGCAAAAATCACGAGAACTGGAACGCTTTTAAGTAAAAAGATTTTTACGTCAGTTCTGGAACAGGTATCTCATGGCGGCAACTTCGCCGCCAAAGAACCCCGGCCACATGTAAGTGTAGTCCTTCGTGGCGATGACGTTGGTCGTCCGCCCGTTACGGCTGACCTCATACACGCCGCTGGAACCTTCGCAGATCGCGGCATGCGTATTGGACTCGGTCACACTACACTTTTCAAGCCAGGGCATATCCTGGACAAGACGCTCCCGGCTACCGAACGGAGCCGGGCGTTTTTCACTTTCCATCGGAACTGGACTCCAGTTTTTCCGACACCTGTTTAGACTTTCCGGCAATGCGTCGACAGATGTCATCGACCGTTTCCGGCGCCTTGGCAGGTTCCGCCTTGGCTTCGGGCTCGGCGTTCCGCTTGGACTGGTCGGTCAGGCGCAGGCGGGTCTCTGCCACGCCGATTGCCTTCTGCACCTTCGCTTTCAGATCTTCCTCGGCCGGCATCTCGAAATCGAGGTCGTCGATGTGGAACTCCTTCAAATCGTCCATGACGCCGTCCATGACATCCTTGAAGTCAAAGCCAATGCGCTTTTCGACGGCGTTCTGGATGACGTAGAGGTCGGAGAGTTTTGCCGCGGCGCCGTCCAACTTCGGGTCGAAGTCCTTCGGCATGTACGGCTCGTAGTCGTCATTGATGTGGTAGCGCTTGATGCCGTCCGCATCCTGCTTGAACTGGCCAATCTGGTCGACGGTTTCCTGTGGCATCGGTTCCGACGCCTTGGTCTGTTCGTCGTCGGCCTCGTATTCCGGTGCGGACTCGAACATGTCGCCGATGATGTTCCCGTCCTTGTCCTTGCGCTTGCGACCGATGAGCGGGTTGCGTTCCTGCACGGAAGCAAGCCACTTCGTGTATGCCGGCGTGGCGACAGCAACCGCAGTCCCCGCCGCATGAAGGTCGTTCGGGTCCATCGGACGTTTCGGATCGACCGGCAGGTTCAGCGTAGCCGCGACTGCCGGAAGCAGTTCGACAGCCTTTGCCTGGCTGCGTTCAGTCGCGTCGGCCCTGTAATTCGCTTCCGCCGTCCTGAAATTCGGTGCAACAAACTTACTCATTGAAATCCTCCATTCCGGCCGGAGCTTCGCTCGTCTCGGCCTCTTCATGAGACAGCACGTCAGCCGCGTGAACCTTGGCGTTCTCGATGTCGTCCTCGTCTGCCTTGATGTTGTGTTCCTTCGCGAGAATCATCTTGATGTCATTGTCAAGCATGAGCGCCAGGCGCTCGACCTCGACATACTGTTCGATGGCGACAAGGATGCGCGTCATCCCGGTCTTCTCGTCTTCGAGGTCGCGATACGCCTCGTAAATAGCTGCGTTGAACTTCTCGACCGCCTTGGCGATGAGGTTCGCCGGCATCGTGAGGACGATACATGCGTCGCCCTCAAACCGCGGTTTTTTCAGAGCTTCGTTAATTTCGTTAAAAATCTGCTCCGAGGTTGCGTCGGCAATCTTCTTCCCGTCGGGTGTCCTGAACATACAGGCCTCGTTATACTTTCCTGCCCGGAAACTAGGTTTTGAGGCCCGTTTCCGCCTTCTTGCGCTTCCTGGGCTTGCGCTTCGGGCGGTCGTATTCGACACCCTTCATTATAATCGGGGAATCCGCCAGCGAAGACGCCCCGGCAGTAGTGGTCGTAGTCAGGAACAGCATATCAGCCTCGGAAAGGGCCTCCTCACCAAGATACTCGTAGCGCAGGTGCTGGTGGAGAATTTCGCACATCCAGAAGGCGTCGCACAAGTCGGCCATCGGGGACTCGAACTGGCGCAGCTTGTCGAAAACCGCGGACGGGTAGTATTGGGGGAACCTCGCCTTGAACGCCAGGCACATCGGCATCTTCTCGTCGTCCTCGTTGGAACCCTTGCCGGTAGCATAGCGCTTGATTTGACGAATACCATAATTGAGGTAGCCTATTCCTGCCTGGAACAAAGCATATCGCACACCGCCGCAAAACTCGCACACCTGGACAATGGAGCCGGAACCCTTCTTCAACTTGGAATACGCATAGTCCTCGATACCCGCATACTGGACGCCATCCATGGCTTCTATGATGAGCGGATATGCAAGCGACATGCGGTGCGGCATCGACATCTTGTCATATTGCAGTGCAGGGGCAATGTGGGTAATCTTAACATTGTCCTCCTCGATGGCATACTTCTCGATTGTAGTATAACCGCGGAACTTAATAGAAGAGACCTCGAGCTTGTCGTCGAGGTCCATTATTACCATGCCTGTCGAAAAAATCGAAGGGTCTATACCGGCGATGCGCATAAATAACTAGCCTCCGCGAAGAAAACTAGGTTATTTAAGACGCCTTTCTGCCTGTAAGCAAGTTGTTGGAAGTCCCTGGGCGGAGGTTTCCGGCAGAACCGGGAGACACCTGCTCGATGGACGGATCCACCGGGACGCGCTTGCCACCACCGCCACCGGCGCGGAGGGCACGCTGCTCTTCCATTTCCTGCTTCACGAGTACCTGCCACTGCTCCTCTTCCTCCGGCGTAGTAGCCTGCCACCGCATGGTGGTGAAGTCGCACTTCGTGGAGAAGGACTTGCCCGCCGGTCCGAAACGGCTTTTCAGGATGATGTTCATGCGGAAACAGTTCTCGTTCATCGCGTCGTTACTGGTGAGCGAATAGATAAGGTCGGCGGTGTTGTTGTAGCCGCTGGAACCTTCCACGTTCTCCATGCCCGCGAAGATGTTGTGATAGCCCGTCCTGTTGAACTGGACCGCGGAAAGCACCGCGATACGGCGCTTCTTCGCGATGTCGCGGAGCTGTTCGCACTTTTCCACGCCATCCTGGAACATGTTGTTTCCGTTGGCGCCACCCTTGTTCGGCTTAGCGATGCCGAGGTAGTCAACGATGAGCAAATCGACCTTGCGTCCGGTAGCCGCCTCGATTTCGTCGAGGTATGTGTTAATCTCTTCCGGCGTGGTCGTGGTCGGCAAGTCGAGGATGCGGAACATGCCATACGGCTTCCCGATCTTCGCGCTGACCATCGTCGCATAGTCGTTGAGTTCCTGCGCGACCTCTTCCTCGTTGCGGCCGAAGAACTCCCAGTGCGGCTTGCCGGTAACGTTCGCGGCAAGACGGTTCCAGATTTTCTCCTCGCCCATTTCAAGGGTGATATAGACCACGTTGTAACCGTTCTCTATCGCAAAGGCGCCTTCCGACACCATGCACAGGGTCTTACCCTTGTTAGGCTGGCCGAAAATAAGAGAAACCGCGGCGCGGTAATACCCGCCGTGGAACTTGCCCGGGTCACGGTTCTGGTTTGTGAAAATCGAGAGCGCGGAAATGCGTGTCGGAATACTTTCTTCCGGGTTGTTCAGGCGCCGCATCATCTCGACGGCATCCTGGATGAACTCCTGGCCGATGTTGGTGGAGAGCGAAAACGCGAGGACCCGCTGGACTTCCGGTATCATCGCCCGGACGGCATCCATCTCGTGGTTGTGCCAGTGCTCCGCCTGCTTGACCAAAATCCCGTGGAATTTCTTTTCCCTGTAAAAACTCTCAATCATGTCGGAACAATACTTGTCGTCCATCTTCTGCAGGGGAGACCCGCAGATGAACTTCAACCTGTCCCTGACCTCGCCCCCTATCCCGACCGGTTCCAGGCTCGTGTAGATTTCCTGCGAGTTCGGGAGCTTATTGTACTTCTTGATAAACGTGCGGATTAGCTTGACAAGCGACTTGTTCCCATTATTGTCGAACAAGCCCACATCGAGAATCGGCAACATCGCCCTGGCAACGGTAGGCCGTGCAAAGAACGTCTGCAATATGAGTTCCTCGCGGCCAAAATCCAGGACCTGTGGTTGAAAAACGTCTGGCATTTTGTATCTCTTTACGGTACAACCGGACGGCCCCGCAAGGACCGCCCGATTTTAACTCCACAGAAATATAGCAAAAAGCTATTCTTCAGAGTCACCCGACTGTTCCATGGGAGGTTCAGCCGGACCGTAATCATCATCGACGGACATCTTGTCGGCGTCGGTTGGGATATAGTCCTCGTCGGCATTGAACTCGCCGGTCCAGAGGGTCGGGGCCGTATACTTGAAGTTTTCCTTGACCCACTGGTTGATAGGATCGAGGATTGTGCCAATCGTTTCCTTGCGGCGGAGCTTCGTCTCGGGAACGACGAGCCAGGTCTTCGGGTCGCGGTTCGGGTCCTTCAAGACATAGCACTTCTTGCGGACAACCTGGCCGTTCGCGTCGCGGGCCGGTTCGAGGTCCGGGAAGTCCTTCTTCTTGTATTCGACGAGGAGGCCGGCAGCTTCGGCGAAACGCTGCAAGCCGTAGAAACGGTCAAGACCGTGCTTGTAGTCGAGATAGATAGGCACTTCGAGCTTGTCGCGGACAAAACGGCTCTTGATAATCTTCGCAATGAACACCACGCCCTGGATAACGCCGTTTTCAAACTTTTCGTAAGTCTTGCGCATGAGCATGATGATGGACGGGGAGTGCTGGCCGCCTTCGCCACCGGCGATGGTGGTCGGGTCACCGAACATCTGTCCGATCTGTGCATAGACGTGGTTCGTGACGAACACCGGGATGCCGAGGTTGCCGCAACGGTTCACGATGCCGCGATACATTTCGTTGAGGCGCTTGGCCTTGGTCTGGTCGGCGCTAATCTTTTCCTTGCTTGCATGGGCAAGGCTCTGGTTGGTAGAAAGCTGCCCCTGAGAGTCGATGATGATGCAGACCTTACGTTTCAGTTCGACGGAATCGCCGCGGTCCTTTTCGAGCTGGTCGAGAAGGCCGGCGACAGAAATGAACAGCTGTTCGACCGTAGTGGCTTCCTTGATGAGCGAGAACTGGCCTTCGATGTAGCCGTTCTCCTCGATGAGCTTACGCTCGTTCATGCCTTCGTTTTCCGTGTCGTAGTGGAAAGCGTAGTAGCCTTCCTTCATCAACGGGCGGATGAACGTGTTCTTGCCGAGAACGGACTTACCGGTGCCCTTCTTACCGGCAGCCATGATGAACGCGTTTCTCGGATAACCGCCGTAAATGTCACCGCACATGAGTGCGTTGAGTGCGTAGGAACCCGTGTCGAGGAAACCGAAGTCCGGGTGGTCAACCTTGGCGTCGACATACCGGTCGTGGGTCTTCATTCCGCGGCAGAAAGCGAAGTTGTCGTCTGCGACAGTAGCAGTTTTCTTTGCCATATCTTGTTATCTCCGTGATACAGTGTTTGGACTTGTTTTTACTAAAAATACCATTTTGGATTCGGGAATCCAAGGCCGGAACTGCCATTTATTTTCCCGGAGGAGCCAACAGGTCAATTCCGCCCTGCAAACTCTCCCAGGCGCCCGAAAGCGACATTATCGGGGTCATGAAGACCGTCGTCTTGTCAAATGTCACCTTCTGGATAGGGAACCGCATCTCCCGGATGCGAAGCGGTTCCAGCGTCAGGACGACCATCGGGCGGTAATTCTTCGCCCCGCTAGTCTCCATGACGCCGGTGTGCCCAAATATCTCTATGTCGATGCGCCCGCCTACCGCGGAAACCACCCTGACCCCCAGCTTGCGGCCCGTCGGAAGCGCAAGCGCGAGGTCGGTGTCCGTCCCGGACCGGTCGATGAACAGCCGGCTCATGTCGGAACGCACCAGCTGCAGATAGTTCCGCAGGTCGAAGTAGCCGACGGCCTTCATCGTCCTCGGCATCTCCCTGGCGGCATAGACGTACCTTGCGATAACGGGAGTGAAGATGTGCCCGTTATCCTCGGCAAGCCGGGATGCGAGGCCGTTTATCGCCTCCACGTCCGGGTATGCGTCAACACCGACACGGAACGACGTCCCGTTCCGGTCATAGACCATCTGTCCGGGGCTGTTGCCCGTCTTGTACTTGCCGAAAAATGTCTTCCCGCCCAGCTTGAAGGAACTCGACGGGAAATGGTTCAACATGGTGACGAGGTCCGAGCTACGGCCGACCACTCCGGTGACCGACGCCTCGGTAATGACCATGTCAACGGAACGCCCGGTAACCCGGGTACCCGTCATGGTCTCGCCATACTCGTTCACCATGGAAAACCCTTCGCGGATTACGGTAGACGACAGCGGCTCGCCACCGCGGATCATGCCGAACTCCTCGGCGACTTTCCGCCAACCGGCCGAAGCACCGTCCATATAGACGATGTAGAACGACCCGACCCTCTGGACTATCCGCGCCATCCGGTTCCCCTCTGCTTGAACGGAAGCCTGATGACCTGCCGGACGCCGGTGGGCATTATCAGGCCGAGCGTAATGACCATGCCGTTACCGCCCTCGTCAACGACGACGGACGAGTCGGGCATGGAAACCTCGACCCTCGGTTCGTGCTCGCGGAGCTCCCCGATGCACTCGGCAAGGATGTCGTCTTCCTCGCCATCCATGAGGAGGTCGAAAATCTTGTCTTCCAGGGTCGTCCCGAAGGACGGCATGAACAGTCGCTCGCCCCTGCGCGTGAGCAGGATGC